TGATCTGGTTGACTTCAAGATTGAGTATGGATATGATGCTCATGGTGATTTGTATCTTGCTGATGAGATTAGTCCTGATAGTATGAGGCTCTGGAAGATTGGTAGTGATGAAAGATTTGATAAGGATCTATTCAGGAAGGATGAAGGTGACATTGTTCCTGCCTATCGTGAGATTCTTGACCGTCTACAACCACTTGCAATTCAATGAACGGACAAAAACTTCCAAAACCCCTTCTACATGAAAGTGTTGACCCCAAACCTTTTAAAGGGTTTGATCGTGATGACAAACGACCAGGATATGCTTATGTTTATGTCTTTGCTGAGTGTTCCAGACATGGAATCCCCATGGGAAATGTCAAAATTGGTTACACCACCAGTATCACTAAGCGATATAAAGAGATTCAACATTCCAATGGTAATAGGTTAAAGGTCATGGGTTATTGGAGAGGTGAAGATAAGAGAATGAAACATTTTGAAACCTCTGCACACTATGTCGCAATGGATAATCATCGTCATGGTGAATGGTTTCACTTTAAGAATACCTGTGAAATTGAACAACTAGTAAAAACTATCTCTGAACTATCTAATGAAGCACCACATCCCAGATGAGATTAAGAAGAATGCATTTGCTTGTTTCACTAGTTTGAATGAAGCAGAGAGAGCAGTTGTTATGTATGGTGATGATGCATATCGTGAATCACTAAACCTTGACAATGATGATGCTGAGTGTTGGAAGATACCCAGTGGAGAGTCAACAACCTTTGTTGGTTGGAATCCTATGTGTATACCAACAATGGATTACATAGTATGGAAACTAAAACGTCGTGAACAAATTGCAAAAGGAGAAATTCACTAATGGACTATAAAACTTCTGGAGTTGATATTATCAAAGGACGTTCCTTTGTGGAGTATCTAAAGGTATTGGCACCTAACATTGGTGGTTTCAGTGGAATGATGGAAGTCCCATCAGGATATGAGAAACCTGTACTGGTATCTGGTGCTGATGGTGTCGGAACTAAAATTAATATCTGTAGGATTGCTGATGATTACACCACTATTGGTCAGGATCTCGTTGCTATGTGCGTCAATGATGTTATATGTTCTGGTGCTAAACCATTATATTTTTTAGATTATGTCTCTACTAAATCAATAGATGCTAATGTGAGTGACATTGTGTATGGCATCAATGTTGGTTGTACAATTGCTGGAATGGAACTGATTGGTGGTGAAACCGCAGAGCATTTTAGAACAAATGACTACGACCTTGCTGGTTTCTGTACTGGTGTTGTAGAGAAGAATCAGATTGTTGATGGCAGTAACATCCGAGCAGGTGATGTAGTCATTGGTATTGAGAGTAGTGGTCTTCATAGTAATGGATACACTCTCGTCAATGATATGCTGTGGAGAAATTATATTTACTATAAGGAGATGCCTGAGTTGCTTAGACCTACCACCATCTATGCCCGTCTCATTCAGTATCTATTAGATGAAGTTCCTATCCTAGGCATGGCACATATTACTGGAGGAGGACTTCCTGAGAACCTTCCTAGGTGCCTTCCAGCAGGTCTTAGAGTTGATGTTGATTATGATGCTTGGGAACGACCAGAAATGTTCAATAAGATTCAGAAGGCAGGAGACATTGCCGAGAAGGAGATGCGTAATGTATTCAATCTTGGTATTGGATTCTGTTTAGTTGTTCCGCAAGAGGTAGTAACATTAACTCAAAATCTGATTGCTGACACACCATTTGGTATGAGATCCTGGGTTATTGGAAAGGTCAACTAAATATAAATGAATATCGTCGCCGCAGAGGGGCAACTGGCACAATCCAGTTGACGCCCCTCTTTTTTCTTGCTACAATATAGTGGATAAAATATTTAATTATGACAATTAAACTTTTACTTTTAAAGTCTGGTGAAGACATGATTGCCGATATTACAGAAATGTCATATGGCGAAGAAGAAGATCGACGAATAGTTGGATATTATCTAAACAAACCTTGTATCATTAAGATGCGTGATCCTAACGTAATTGATGGACAAAGTGAAGGTCGTAAAAAGAAAGCAGGATATGAAGTATCTTTGTTTCCTTGGATGCCTCTTTCTGCTGAGGATAATATTCCAATTCCTTCTGATTGGGTTGTGACTATGGTCGAACCCACTATTAAACTAAAAGAAATGTATGTTGAGGACATCGTAAGTAATGGAAAAAACAATCAAAGCAATCCTACTACAGAACAACCAGATTCTGATCAGTCAGATTGACGAAGTTGCTGCATCAATTCCTGGAGAACCAGATTGCAAACTGACTAAACCTTTCCTTGTAGTGGAAGGTGGCATGTTAGAATCATGGATGATGGATGTTACAAGAGAAGATATCTTTATGATTAGTTCTGATAAAATCTTAACTCTTGTAGATCCAACTCCAACACTAATTGAAAAATACGAGGACTTAACCAAGTAATGCGTTTCTATACTAATGTTCAATTAATTGGTAATCAGTTCCTCGTTCGGGGAGTTGAAAATGGAAGAAGGTATGAGCATAGGGATGAATTTTTCCCTACTCTATTTGTGAAGAGTAAAAAAGATACTAAGTATAGAACATTAAGTGGTGAACAAGTAGAAGAGATACGACCTGGTAGTGTTCGTGATTGTCGTGAGTTTTACAAAAAGTATGATGAAGTAGATGGATTTGCTATCTATGGAAATGATCGATACATCTATCAATATATTTCTGAAAAGTATCCTGAGGATGAGATTAAGTTTGATATCAGTCAGATTAAGTTAGTTACTCTTGATATTGAAACTACAGCAGAAAAGGGATTTCCTGATGTTGAATCTGCATCAGAAGAGATCCTTGCGATTACTATTCAGGATTATACTACCAAGCAAATTATTACTTGGGGTGTTAAACCTTTTGTGAATAAGCAAAAGAATGTAACATATCATCACTGCGGGGATGAATATCAGTTGTTGAATAATTTTATCAACTATTGGATGCAAGATGTTCCTGATGTTGTGACTGGATGGAATATTCAGTTGTTTGATATCCCATACATTTGTAAAAGACTCAATAGAGTGCTTGGTGAAAAGTTAATGAAACGTTTCTCTACCTGGGGTTTAGTTACAGAAGGAGAAACTTACATTATGGGTAGAAAACATACCACATTTGATGTCGGTGGATTGACCCAACTAGACTATCTTGACTTGTATAAAAAGTTTACTTACAAGGCACAAGAGTCGTACCGTCTTGACTACATAGCTGAAGTTGAATTAGGTCAAAAGAAACTTGATCACTCTGAGTTTGACACCTTTAAAGATTTCTATACCAAAGGGTGGCAGAAGTTTATTGAATATAATATCGTTGACGTAGAACTTGTTGACCGACTGGAAGACAAGATGAAATTGATTGAACTTGCATTGACTATGGCATATGATGCTAAAGTCAATTATGCAGATGTGTTCTATCAGGTTCGCATGTGGGATAATATAATCTATAATTACCTGAAAAAGAGGGATATTGTTATTCCTCCAAAGATTCGTTCTGATAAAAACGAAAAGTATGCAGGTGCATATGTTAAAGAACCGATTCCAGGAAAGTATGATTGGGTTGTGTCTTTTGACCTTAACTCTCTGTATCCTCATCTTATCATGCAATACAACATCTCTCCAGAGACGTTACTTGATGAGAGACATCCAACAGCAACAGTTGATAAAATACTTGATGAAGAGATAAACTTCGAACTGTATAAAGATAATGCAGTGTGTGCCAATGGTGCAATGTACCGCAAAGATGTTCGTGGGTTCCTACCAGAACTTATGGATAAGATGTATAGTGAGAGGGTAATCTTTAAGAAACGAATGCTTCAGGCAAAGCAACAGTATGAAAAGACACCTACTAAAGCACTGGAGAAAGAGATTGCTCGGTGTAACAATATCCAGATGGCTAAGAAGATATCACTCAACTCTGCTTATGGTGCTATCGGTAATCAGTATTTTAGGTACTATAAATTGGCCAATGCGGAGGCGATTACGCTTTCTGGTCAAGTCTCTATCCGTTGGATTGAGAGTAAGATGAACCAGTATCTAAATAAATTGTTGTCTACAACCGACGAGGACTACGTAATTGCATCTGACACAGATTCAATTTATCTTAACCTTGGACCTCTTGTTGATAAATTTTTTGCTTCTAAGTCTGGCGACAAAGTTGCGATTGTGGGATTACTTGATAAGATCTGCGAAGACAAGTTCGAACCGTACATCGATAAGTGCTATTCGGATCTGGCGTCGTATGTTTCGGCATATGACCAAAAAATGCAAATGAAACGTGAGAATATTGCTGATCGTGGCATCTGGACTGCGAAGAAACGATATATTCTTAATGTGTGGAATAGTGAGGGTGTTGCATATGCAGAACCTAAACTAAAAGTTATGGGTATTGAATCTGTTAAGTCATCTACTCCTGCCCCATGTCGTAAGATGCTTAAGGAAGCATTTCAAATTTTAATGACTGGTACTGAGGATGATATGATTTCATTCATTGATAAAAGTCGTGAAGAGTTTAAGAAAATGCCACCAGAACAGGTATCATTTCCTAGATCTGTTTCTGATGTTGTGAAGTATAAATCTTCTTCT